GGCTATCGAAGTTGTGGAGAATCAGGAGGCAGAACTTTCTGCTGAAAATCAAGAGTCAGAAGAGAACTCTGTTCAAGAAGCCGAATTGGCTTTGTCTGCTGAACAAGAAGGTGCTGAGGCATCATCTGAGGAAGTGGCTGAGGACAAGACACGCAACTTTGAGCGAATCACTTCAGATAAAGTAAAGATGATTAACAAGTTTTTGGGTAAGAATCTTTATTGATTATTTGTAGATTAAGTTAATTGATTAAAATTTAGATTAAAATGGCAATTTCAGTTGCAACTTTGGATTGGGGAAACCGCACCCCCGACCTTTTCATCGATTCTATGGTGAAGAGCGCGAAAGTGCTGGACCGTTTCCGTCTTATTGACGGCGTTAAGAGCAAAGTACAAGTACCCATCTTCGATGCGTCTTTGACCTTTGGTTCTGACTTGTGTACGTTTGATGGCTTGTCTTCTGCCTCTATCGATGAGAAAGAGATGACTGTTTCTACGTACAAGTGGGCTTTCTTGAACTGTAAGAATGTTCTTGAGTCTACCTATCGTTCTGTATTGTTGAAGCAAGGACAGCACAATGAAGAGACTATGGATGCTCAATTCAAGGATTGGGTATTTGATTACTTCGCTAAGTTGTCTGCTCAGAAGGCTTTGGAATTGGCTGCTACTACTCTCGCTACCGAGATGGGTGCTGACGCTACCGTATTGGACTACGACACCAATGCTGCCGTCTCTTCTGCAAACGTACTTTCCTTGATGGAGGGTGCTTACCAGACGATGAGCGATGTTATGTTGGCTGCCGTTTACGGTGACGCTGACCGCGCTTTGAAGCCCGCTTTCTTTATGGGTACTGCCGCTGTTCAGGCATACCAAATCGCTATCGCTGGCTTGTACACTACTACCGCTCAAGGTGTTGTTGAGGGTAACATCCCCGCATACTACGGTATGGAGGTTGTACATTTCCCTTCAATGGCTGCTGGTGAGTTCTTCATCTCTGCTCCCGAAAACGTAGTTATGTTGACGGACGAGTATAACGATGTTCGCGCCATCGATATGAAGTGGGAGGCTGAGTTGTCCTCTGACAAAATCTGGGGTCAGTTCAAGTTGGGCTTCTCTTACCTGAAAGGTGATGAGATTGTCTACGCTAAGAACTTCGCCTAATATTAATTAACGGAAGGGGGTAAAACCCCTTCCTTTTAAAACTTATAGAAAAAATGGGTTGTACTGTAGATTTTTCTGGTATTACGAACATTGTATACTCTTGTGACGAATTGTCAACAGGTGGACTCAAGACCGTATACCTTTGTGATAAGAACGCCTTGGACCTCATCTCCGGTGGTGTAACTGTTGACCCCGCAACTGGTCAGGTGACTGTTGTTGTTGGCGGATTGGTTACTGCCGGTCTTGACCTCGTGAGTCTTGGGTTTAACAACAAGGATGGCTTCTCTAACTTCACCGACGTGAAGACCCTGAATGCTGACGGTTCTGGTTCTGCCGTTCCTACGATTCAGTTGGAGTTCATCCGTATGGGTGCCACTTTGCGCACCACTCTGGAGACGATTGCTCGTCCCGGTTCTGAGTTGGTCGCTTTCGTTGAGACTGCTGCTGGAACTTACCATATGGTAGGTTATGACTTCGGTTTGTACGCTGGTACTGTAGATGGTGCTTCTGGTATCGCTCGTACTGACAAGAACCGCTACCAATTGACTTTGGTTGGTGACGAGAACGTATTGGCTTATACGTTGAACGCTTCTAACTGGGCTTTGGTTAACGCCTAATAATTAGGCATCCTAACTCAAGGGGGAGGGGGAATCCCCTCCCCTTTTTTATATTAAAAATATGAAGTCAATACGCAACGGAGTAATCAACTACGTCTCTTTTATTAAGACGTATGATATGCAAGCTGAGGCATATAACATAAAGTTAGAAAAGGTTATTGGTGGCACCAAATATAACTTTTATGGACTTCTAGATATTTCCACTGTTTCGCAGTGTAATTATTTTATCACCCTCACCATAGACCTTATCGATACAGATGTTGCAGGTGGTGAGTATTATTTAACGATTTCTGGTGCAGAAAGCGATTATGCCAAGTACCTTTGTAACGTGAAAGACCACGTGTACGTAAACAGCACCAACGAAAATTCTTTGCTGGCAAGTACAGTTAAAATTAGTAACTTGTAAATTATAGAGTATGGGACTTTGGGATAATGTAAAAGACTATTTTGCCTCCAACACTTACGTTGTGGCTACGGAGACAAACGTCTCAACCAATCCTTTAGAGAAGTCTATCGAATCTCTGAGCGGACGCTATAATGTCGGCACTACAGAAGTTGGTGACTATATTAAATTCGGAGTCAATGACGACTTTTCTGTCGTCTTGGAAAAGATGTTTAAACAATCACCTGTACACTCAGGCATCGTCACTAAGAAGGCGAAGATGGTTGCAGGTAACGATATTAAGTATGACCTTGAGGCATACCGTACACCCACCAAACAAGCTGAGATTCGGGCTTTCCTAGCCAACTGTGCTGGCAAGGCTCAAGGGCTTTACAGTCAGATTATCCACGCTTCTTTTCAATACGAGCTTCACGGAGCTTTTGCCTTTTATATCAAGTGGAATGCAGAACATAATAAGATTATTGAGTTGCGGTCTTTGGACATTAAAGGAGTACGCGCTGCGGAGCCTACTGACGGCAAGGTCACTCATTATGCTGTGCGTCGACGCTTTGGTGTGGCTGCTACGGCAATGCAACACAACACTCCTAAGAAGTATCCTGCGTTCGATAAGTTTAGCAAGACCCGGGAGCAGGTCCTCTACGTAAAGAACCCATACAGTGGCAACCAGTTTTATGGTGTGCCTAACTACGTTTCCGCTTTCCATTATATCAATGCCGACTTCGAGTTTGGCAAGCACATCCGAAACTCTGCCGCTAATTCGTTCACTCCCAAGGTATTAGCTACCTTTATTGGACGCAATATGAGCAATGAACAGAAGCGCGAGGAGTACGACAAATTCAAGAACTCCTTTGTGGGTTCTGAGGCAGAGCCTGTTGTCGTGTCTTGGGTTAAGAATAAGGACGAGGCTCCTGAGTTCAAGACTTTGGATGTGAACAACCTTGACAAGACCGTAGATATTTTATCTCGACTTAACGATGCGAAGATTCTCACCGCACATAACGTCACCTCGCCCACGCTTTTTGGTGTTATGGTGGCTGGCAAACTTGGCGGTACGGGTAATGAACTTGTAACGGCATACCAGATTTTCCGAGCTACGGAGACCCTGCCAAACCGCCACCTGTTGATGGATGCCATTAACCGCATTCTTGCTACGGCTAATTACGAAAAGATTGGTCTTGGTATTGTGGAAGAACAAATCAATCTAGAGTCCATTAAGGGCGCTAACCCAACTGATATCCCCGCACAAAATGGTTAAGGTAATCTTCATCGACGATAACTACATCTATCAGAACTATCCGCTCCCATCACGGCTAGACCGTGCTGCCTTGCTATCTATCATTACGATGGAGCAGGTTACCTCCATTCAGGACCTACTGGGTACTGCGTTGTATGAGGACTTGGAGCAGAAGGTGTATGATGAAACCGTGACTGAAACGGAACTTGGATTGTTCAAGTTGGTCAAGTACAGCTTGTGTCTGTACTCCGTTAAGGCGGCTGCTACGCTATTGCGTACTGCTATCGCCAAAACCAAGAACGAGGAGAAGTCTATTGACAGTTTTTCACTGGACGCTATCGTTGGTGCTATTGACTCTAAGATTGAATATATTAATAAGCGTGTTGTAAATTACATCAAGGCCAACGCCACTCTTTTGGCATTAGCTAAGACAAGTACTAACGACCTCTTCAATGAGGACGATACTTACAATTCGTCTGTTTTTTATCCATCAGCCCCCATTACGGGAGAGTGTCAATAACCAATGATAAAGTAGCGTTTAATGGAGAATCTCTCAACCTTTGTCCGCACCTTAGGCAATCAATTCATACGAGGAAGAAAGATTTTTACGGGCATCGTAGGTCTTGATGGAACTGTCCTTGATAATGCTAATAGCGCTGGTACGAGTGGTCAAGTACTATCTACCACTGGTTCTGGCGTAGAGTGGATTACTGTTGGTTCCTCTGACGTAGGTGAACTCAATGACCTTACGGATGTAATAATTAGCACGGCAGCGACAGGTCAGCTGCTGCGTTTTGATGGTGAGAGTTGGGTCAACTGGACACACGACTTCCTTACCACTTCAGCCACCCTTTCTTCGCTTGCTGACGTTGGTAACTTAAACCCTACCGAGGGTCAAATCCTCGTTTACAATTCTGGAAGCGGCCTATGGGTTGCTGACGATATGCCAGAAATGGACGAGGCTGACACCCTTGATTCTGTAACGGGTCGTGGCAATACCACAGCAAACAACATCTCTGTAGGTAACGTAACGTCTACCAAGATTGTTGCTCCTATTATGGAGTATAATGGTAAAATTACCATTGCTTCTACCCATCAAACAGAAATAGGTGACCCAAAATTTACATTTCTTGGATTTTCTTTTGGCTCCACTGATGTAGTAACAGTTGATGAGGATGGCTATGTTACCGGGGCGGGCTTTAAGACAAGCGGAACTACGGGTTTCCTTCGTTCTGACGGCAGTGTTGACACCTCTACTTACCTTACCTCATACACCGAATCGCAGAACCTTGATGACGTAACAACGCTTGGTGCTAGTACGACTAATAGCATTACTGTTGGTGGTGTTAGCGCACCTACGCATAGTTCTTCTGCTGCTATGGCTATCACTGCTGATACAGGCAGTAACATCCAACCAGACCCCGGTGTAACTGAGACTTTAATCTCATTTAATTGGGGAGCAACAGAGGTCGGTAAGATTGACACAGACAGCAAGGTTACCTTCACTGGATTTAAGACCCCTTCTGGGACTTCTAGTGGCTTTTTAAAGGCAGATGGTAGCATTGATACCACCACATACCTTTCAGGGCTTCCACAGCGAGGCTTAACGAGTCTATCTGATGTAACAATAGATAACCCCGCAGATGGGGACTTCCTTGTTTATGATGATATTTCTGGCGAGTGGATTAACAGCACTATCTCTTTAGCAGAAAACGATACACTTGATACAGTTACTGGTCGTGGCAACACTACCACAAATACTATTGACGTAGGTGGAGTAACTACCGATTACGTTCAGTTTGATACTGCTGTTACGCTTACTGGAGACGAGTCTCAGGGTTATATGGCGTGGAACGCTGACGTAGATACTGTATCCGTTTACCCATACGACTCTCAGTGGTTCAATATCGGTCAGGATATGCACTGGCACGTTAAGAACGGCACTGAAGAGATTATTGCTCGTGGTCAGGTTGTAATGGCTACCGGAACTGTAGGCAACTCAAGTAAGATTGAGGTTAGCTTAATGGTTTCAGATGGCACCGTGAACAGCAAGTATATCATTGGTGTTGCCTTGCGAGATATTGCCGTTGGGGAGTTTGGTAAGGTTGTAACGCAAGGAACCATTCGTGGTATTGACACCAGTTTATTTGAAGAGGGTGATGTGTTGTGGTGCGACCCATTGAGAAATGGTGAGCTTACAAACGTAGAGCCTGACGCTCCAAACCTACGCCTTCCAATTGCCTTTGTTGTTGCGAGTTCAGAGAATGGCGCTATTGCTGTTCGTATCACACAGGGCAATGTGCTACACGAATTGCACGATGTAAGTGCAGCTTCTCCTTCTAATGGGGATTTGTTGGGCTATAATAGCACTGACGGCATTTGGGAGAACTTTACTCCTGACTACGCAACATCTGACCATAACCACGATGACCTATATTATACTGAAACGGAAGTAGACACTCTTCTTTCCGGAAAGGCAGATACAGGCCACACACACCAAATTGCAGACATAAACGAACTTCAGGACGCATTAGATAGGAAACTTGAATCTGAGTCAGACCCTATTTATACTGGCTCCTCGTGGTATACTACTTTAAATAACGCCACAAACTGGGACACGGCCTATGGTTGGGGGAATCACGCAGGACTGTATGTTCCTAAAACTTGGAACTTCCTTGAGTCAAATGACCACGGATACTGTGCCTACGATAATGTGTGTGGTTGGAGAAAGATTGCAGCAATAACACTTAATGGAAACTGCCAATCTTACAAGTTGTGGGGTTTCTATCGTGACCTAGGATATGTAGATACTGGTCGTTACGACATTGAGATTACGGCACGTGCAGAGTGCGACTTCTTGGAAAATAACGAGAGTCACTCAATATACGCTACTATTACTGCTGCAACGTCTACCGTTACCAATATCACAGATAAGGTTCGTGTTGTACTTGTTGGTCAAGATGAAAATAGACGTGATTATGAATTGCAGTTCTATCGTGAGTCTTGGGACACCGGATACTGGCAGTTGCAGAATGAAGGCACGTGGAGCGTTTGGAGTGACCACCAAGACCCTACAGAAGAGCAGGGAGAAGGAAACATATACTACAGCTCAAGAATCCTTGCAAAAGCGGTATATATTGACGGTCAATTAGCTGCTACTCAATCTTGGGTAGGCGCACAGGGGTATCTCACTTCGTACACAGAGACTGACCCTATTTATACTGGGTCTTCTTGGTACACCACAACAAACAATGCTACCGATTGGGATGCTGCATATGGTTGGGGTAATCACGCATTAGCTGGATACCTCACCTCCGAGACGGACTCACAAACTCTTGATTGGGAAGCTGAAGGTAAGAACCTAACTATCTCTAACGGTAATACCGTTACGTTGGATGGGTTAGCTACTGAGGAGTTTGTTACTAGTCAGGGGTATATTACAAGTGTTCCAACACCAACAAAGCTCGTTAGCCCTAATGGAACAACTGTTGTTGCGGCAGACTCAGCACTTCCCGACGCTGGTCATTCTTTTATTCACACACTTGCTCTAGGGCCTGGCGGAAACGATGGCCATATCTTAGGTATGACTTGGGCTGGAACTACATCAGTATATGGAGCTCAGATTTTTATTGATACCGACCCAACTAGCACTATGGCATTTAGAAGCCGTAGTAGCACTGGTGTTTGGACTTCTTGGACGACTCTTGTTCACTCTGGAAATATTGGGTCTCAGTCGGTAAACTATGCAACATCTGCTGGGAGTGCAAGTACAGCAGCAACTGTAACTGGACA